AGTGGCTAGAGGTAAGATTGATCCTGGTTTAAAACAGATCACTGGTATTGCAGGTGAGCCACCAACGACTGCTCTTCAAAGAGAGATGTCTAAGTACAATCTAAAGAACTACCAACTATACACAAACACTACAGCTAAAACAGCTAACGTTGATCTAGTTCTTAGACACAGACTAGCAAAGACAATGTACAAAGACTTTGAAGAATGGAAAGCTAACGCTCCTGCCTCCCCTCGTTATGGAGAGATGACATACAACGAAATCTCTGAGGATATTATCCTTAACGGTCAAACCCCTGTTACCACTGTTAAGTCGTATCTTCGCATAAATCGCGGGGTTGTCTTGACGGCAGGCTCTGGTGGGAAAAACGCAGGTATTATCCGCGCTGGAACGGGCACTGTAACATCTGGCGTTCCTGCAAATGTGTTTTTAAGTATTAACGGAGTTGGTGATAACCAGACCCTGATGTGTCTTTGGACTGTCCCTGCTGGCTACACTGCTTTTATGGTGCAGACTAACGTATCAACAGGAAACGCATCAAACACCCCAGCACTTTTAGACACATCTATTGTAGCCCGTCCCTTCGGCGGCGTGTTTAATACGCAAGAACGTATTACCTTGAAAGACGGCAACCAATTACAGGGTTATAACTTTCCGTTACGGTTTACAGAAAAGACAGACCTTGAGGTTCGCGCTCAGTCTACCTCTGCAAGCGTCACGTTTGATTGTTCCGCTTCTTTGGAATTTATTTACATCAAAAACAATAGGCCCCTATAATGCCTAGAAAAAAAGAGACACCTATAAAAACGTCTGTAAAGTCTGGCAATTTTCGCCCTACCAAAAGTGGGGCGGGGATGACCAAGAAGGGTGTAGCCGCGTACAGAAAGGCTAACCCCGGTAGTAAGCTAAAGACTGCTGTTACAGGCAAGGTCAAAAAGGGTAGCAAGGATGCAAAAAGGCGTAAGTCTTTCTGCGCCCGTTCTGCTGGTCAAATGAAGAAGTTTCCAAAGGCAGCCAAAGACCCTAACTCACGCTTACGGCAAGCAAGGAAAAGATGGAAATGTTAGGATAGCTTCATAGTGAATATGTCTTCGGGTAAAACCCTGACTTGGAATTGGGAATTATTAGGCCCTCTTTTTTTCACATAGTAAAACTTAGCATAAGCTAGACGCTTACATAAATACCTGTACTGTTTAACGTCATCTGTCTCATACAAATCACCATAGTTGGTTGTCTTCATTGCATGGTTCATAGTTGATGTGTCTTTAAACATAATGGGAATACCGTTTCTTATTACCATTACACACTAGCCCTCTTTTTTCTGGCTTCATTTTTAAACTTGTTGGATACACCTACCCATCTGGCTACATAGCCACCTCTTTTTCTCTCTTCATATTTATGGAAATTTATTACTGATTCATTTAGTTGTTCTAATTGTTTCTTGAACTCTTCTACGCTCATTTGCATCTCTCTTGTTTCTGTGAAAGCAATCATCTTCTGTGTTGTAGTCACACAGGATTTTATTGCTTGCTGTGATTACCCAATCACCATCTTTAACGAAATGTTTTTTACCGCAATAGTCGCAAGCAATCTGACGCATTGCTAACTCACGGCTAGTAGGCCTTTTCTTTTTAATCATCTATTATTCTTTTGCTACCTACCTCTACTAGCTTTTCATCATCCTTAACCTGTGAGCCTGTCGCTGCATACCCAGCCATATCCACATAGGAATCCTCATGGTCAGGTGTCTCTACAAGCCTGGCTAGTTTTACACCTATCATCATGGGGGCTACCTGGTCAGGACGTACCTTTGTTTGCAATATTACAGACCAGATATCTGCTATGCGTTTATGATTTGTATAGGCATCGCCATATGCAGAGCCTCGTACAGTTACAGCATCAAGTGCTGCCTTTAGTAAGTCTTCTTTGTTCATATCTACCTCATAGTTAAAAGGGGTTGTCTTAATTTACCCTATACAAAAGCGCTCAAAATGGAGAACAAAAAGCGCTCGGTAGGCCAGGCTTTAACAGTGTCGCTTACTGCATTAAGACGCGATTCGCCACACCCCTGGGCAGCGATGGGAGGTACAGCCTACCTTATGAATTAGAAAGGAATCTCATCGACTAGCTCTTCATCAGACTTTGCTATTTCTTTTTTCATGTCGAAGCCACCGCTACTACCACCACCTGAAGGCAAGGCATCTGCTGGTGCTGTAAGCGTTACAGAGTAAGTGCCATCATCGTGTTCATATAAACGTGCGTAGTATTTTACGTCACCATACAATGTTATGTCTTGGTTAGCGCCATCTTTGTAAGGCTTGAATGATGCGTTACTCGCTAGTGCTTTACCACCATCATCGTTTTTCCATAGCTTAATTGTTGCTACCTTTGTCCATTCTCTTGCTGACATTTTAGTTTCCTTTATAAAATTTAGATTCGTAATTTAAAAACATTTCTTTAAAGTGCTTTGCCCTTTTTGGGTCTCGTTTTGTAAGCGATTCGAGAAATGCTTTGTTCTTAATGTAGATTGCATTAACGTCTGAAACACTAACGCAAGCCTCTAACTTGGTTCTGATTTCTACATAAAGCCTTTTGTCTTTGGCTACGTCAAAGTCATCAGTCTGTTTTATTTCTTCAGCCATTGCTTTGACTGGCTTTGTATCCTCCTTTTTAGCCATTACCTCTGCCTTGCGTGGTACAGCTTCCATCTCATTAGCTGATGCGTACTCACCACCAGCTAATCCGATTGATGCTAATGCCCTGCCGATTGCAGATGTCTCTGCATTTTCTAAAGCAGATGTAGTATTAACGTGACCTTGACCTCGTATTTCCTCTGCCATTCCAGAGCCGATTACCATGCCATCTGTATTTGTGATGATAGCTTTAATAACAACTTTATTACCATCATCAACTAGGATAGTTGTGTCAACCCCAAAGTCAGTACCAAATACCTGTCTGAAGGCTTCCATCCTATGCACGACTTGCGTGTACATTTTACCGCCACGTTGTTTAACGCCATGCGATTTGTTTAGCTCGGCAACCTTTGCCATTGCTTCCTTTAAATCTGCCACCACTTCTTCTCCTTGTTTCTTTCGTTCATTAAATCTACTACTCTTTCTATCAGCTTCATGTTCTCTTCTAGCTTGTCGAGTCGCATCTCTATTGCATCCCTTAGTAGCTCATTATCAGTAACCATTTCTTTTATTTCTGGCAGCCCTAATTCCTGACGCATCTCTTTTGCTTTGCCCATAAATGTCGAGCTTTCTACAATCGGGACAATCGCTTTGCTAAAATAAGGGTTACTTTCTAATTCAGAGCGCTTCCATACATATGTATAAGGCCCTCGTTTTTTTGTCCTAACTTTCATGCTAGGCTTTGGCAGACTGCCATTCTTCACCTGATAGTAAACACTATTCCTGTTGATGTTTAGCGCCTTGGCTAAGTCTAACGCTGAATAAATTTGTTCTTGCATCTTTTAACTCCATTCATGTTTTGCAATTTTAAGTATCTCAGGGCCATGCCACTGCGATATCTGCTGAAAGTCTGGGTACACTAGCCCGAAAAGATTTTTCCATGAGCCATTGGCAGCCTTCAGCAAATTCTGTATAATGCGCCATCGGGAAACAACTTCCTGATACGCAACCTCCAAATTTTCATACAATAATGCCTGACAGTTTTCTTGAGTGCAGATGTTATATCCATCTGCTGTCACAAAGAGCAATCCAGGTGCATAACCAGTGGCTTTCCAATACACAGCCTGTTGCATCACTTGCTGTCGAGTTGGCTCGGTCTTTGGTTTAGGTATGCGCCATGTCCTCGTACCGTCCTTGCGCGGTGGGTTACGAGTTGGGAAACTGCATTTTAAATCAATCTGTTTACCATCCCCTACAAAGTCTAAGAACAGCATAGTAGGTACATCAATGCCATCTACCTCTAGCCATCTTTGAAACTCACCTTCCATTTCGCAGTCACCATAGTATTCGCGCAAGCCTTGCACTGCATGATGCACCATCTGTGGGATGTGGTTCTTTATTTCTTGATAGTCTTCTGCATCCTTGCCATCGTCAAACTGGCGCGGTTGGTATGTCATAAACTCAGTCATAGCTTTTCTAATAGCCAAGTCTATATCCATGCCCTTTTTCTGGCCTTGTATCGGGCTGTATTCATCAAGCCCTAAATGCCAATCACATGCCATCTGTACTATCTGCCCAGCTCTGGGTTTGGCAGCAAACGGAAAGTAAACATCATAATCTTTTCTGATTTTTAGCTTCAACAAATGCTCATCAAGTGGCTGTGTTGCACCCGATGCACTGTTGTGTGTAGCACCGAATATTTTTCTGTATTCTGGTATATCATGTTGCATTATCTAACTTCTCCAGTCTGTTTATAAATTGACAGTAATGAATGCTTTACCATCTGTCAACACTATGTTAGAAAAAAAAATACAGGGGGAAAAACTTTTTTTTATTCCCCCCCCTTAAAGAAAGGTTAAAACATGCAGTTAATAGACTATTTAAAACAAGAGGGTATATCCCAAGCTAAGTTCGCTAGAAAAATAAAGATGTCACCTGCTGGCGTTTGTCGTATAATCAAAGGCAATAGGTTCCCAAGGCCTGAGACAATCTTGGCTATTGATTTCTGGACTCAAGGGCAAGTGACGCACGATGACTTTTACAAACAGGCGCAAGCCCAGCAACAGAGTGACGTGTCCCAAGTGTGATGGTGAGGGTTGGTATATTAATGTTGTCTCTACTGTCATCGCTGATATCATCGTTGAAAAAGAATTTGACATGGATTGTGAGCTGTGTGACTCGCTCGGATACATCCAGTCCAGAAACGACAACGAGCGTATTCGGCTCGTCAAAATCCATTAAAGTAATCTATATAAAGAAGGGGCATCTGCCTGGGCATGAATGGTATGAGCAAAAGTTTGTTCATAGCTATCACCATGACCAAGGCGGTTATGCTATAGCGGTAAAACATGAAGAACCCTTGGAAACTACCAGAAGGTAATGTCCTTATCAGTTTATCAGGCGGTAGGACATCTGCGTATATGCTACATCAAATTCTTGTTGCTAATGATGGGTTGCGTAATGATGTCGTTGTTGCCTTTGCTAATACTGGCAGAGAGATGGAAGGCACAATAGATTTTGTTAAGGAAATACAACATAGGTGGGATGTAAATATTCGCTGGATTGAATACAGAAAAGCCAAACCAAAGTATGAAGAGGTTAGCCATAACTCTGTTAGCTTAGACGGTAAACCATTTATGGAGATGGTTGATAGTGTTTCATCTAATAATTTTTTACCTAACCAAAACATGCGTTATTGCACACAAGAATTAAAAGTAAAAACAATTAAACGGTTTCTAGTAGGTAGGGGCTGGAAGCGGTGGACTAATACTGTTGGAATTAGGGGCGATGAACCAAGGCGATTAAAAGAGTCTAAAGATAATAGATGGGTAAATTGGTATCCGATAGCTGACGCAAAAGAAACAGTCCAAAATGTAAATTATTTCTGGAAACAACAACCATTTGATTTAAAGATTATGAAAGGCTCTGGTAACTGTGATGGATGTTTTTTAAAATCAGAGGCTACATTAGCAGCTATGATTCGAGAATACCCAGAGCGTATGCAATGGTGGAGCGACATGGAACAAAAAACTGGTGGTAAGTTTCACAAAAACAGAACATACAAATCGCTTTTTGATTTTATATCTTTTCAACATGACTGGATATTTGATGATGAGGCTTATCTTTGCCAATCTGACGATGGAGAGTGTACGGGATGACGAATGGAAGACTGAAAGGCGCTAGTTTTGAGCGCGAGGTAGCTAAACTTATTGATGAGCATCTAGGTATTAAAGTTGAGCGTGACTTAGAGCAGTATAGGAAAGCTGACAGAGGCGATTTAATAGGCTTGGATGACTGGACTATAGAGTGCAAGCGCTATGCCTCTACACGTGGCTCTAATGGCGGTTATAGGCCTGAATGGTGGGAACAGGCAACCAAGGCTGCTAACGCTGCACATAATCAGCCTGTCCTAATCTATAAGTATGACAGACAGCCTATAAGGTGTGTTGTTTTGCTGTCCTCTATCAGCTCCGACTATGCAGAAAAGGATAACACTGCTACCATTTCTCTATCTACTTGGTTTATGTTGGTAAGAGAATGTTTGTAATTATCATACTTGTTTGCTTTAGCCCTGACAGGTGCTTATATGCGACAAGTGATGAAAGTTACAGAACTTTACAACAATGTGAGCTGTCACTGCCCTACAGAGTAGAAGAGGTACAGATTTTAACAGAGCTGTCTGTTAATTTTCCTGTCTCTGTTGCAGGGCAGTGTAAATTTTTGCAGTCTATTTAGTATTCCCATCTGTAGAATACATGGTCATCGATTCTTACAATATACTGCTTACTCTCTGACCAATCAGGCATGACATAGTTTGCATGGTAATGTGTTGCACCATCTACAAAGTCATCTAAGTATCCCATATACACACCGACTGCTATTAGCCTTGCTTTCTCATAAGCCTGTGTATCTTTTGGTATGTCAGACTTACCATCACACCACCAACTAAACTGACATCTGTTTCTAATTGGCAACTCTGGTTTCCAAGAATAGGTTTGCCCTTGTTTAACAACTTCACAAACTGTATTAGGAAAACGCTCATCCATGACTCGATTCATGGTCACTTGTGCTACTGCTATTTGTCCTATGGTTGATTGATTCCTAGCCTCAAAGTAAATGTTCTTTGCTAGGCATTGCACCTCATCCCCGCTATTAGCAAGGGCTGATTTGCCTGTAATGAACCCGCCACAGAAAGCGGCAAACATTAGAGTCCAAATAACTGCGAAAACGGTACGCATGATTTTTCTCCCTTTGCAATTATTGAATCTGGTGTGTAGCAACCAAGCAAAGCGTTTATTATCATCAACTCAATAAATAACGTGACTATAAAAAGCAGTGCGAATATTGCTAGAATATTGAAATATCTTCTTATCTGGATAGCCATTTTTAACTCCTATAAAAACGCCCCCAATCAAGGGGGCGGTTTCCTTAGTCATCAAACTCTTGTGGGTTCAACTCCTTGTCTGCTAAGTGCAACCCATAAAGAACCGCCTGTTGTGTAGTTATGTTAAAGCCTAGCCTGTCAGTTAAGCATTTAGCAATGAATTTAGTTTTCCCATTTACCCTGTTGTTCACATGGTCAGGGTTATCGTGTTGCTCAAATTGCAAAATTGGTGCGTGTTTTATAGGCTGACTTTTGCTTATGTATCTATAAACAGCAACGCCATCACGCATTGATTTTGTAATGTCGTGTCCACGGTTTCTGCAATCAGTTATGTAGGTGCTGATTGTTGCTTTGGTCTTGCCTAGCTTGTCAGATATTTGGTCAACTGAACGTGCTTGCTTGTTAATTACTGGCAGAATTATTTCTGCATATTTACGGTTTTCCATCTGGAATACTCCTTTTATTTCCAACTGCTTCCATTGAGGATGCTGTGTCCACGCCCCTCTAGGCATTTTGCAACAGCCATTCTGTATATAGGGAATATTTGCCAATCAACTTGCTTGGCTAGTTCCCTACATTCCATTAAATCCCTTTGGAATAACTGCGCCTCATCCTTTGACGCCCTTAGGTCAACCACAGGGGTATAGCTACAGGCGGTCATTGATACCGCCATAATAAATACAGCCCATCTCATGACCGTACCCTTATCATTTTGTTTATGAATTGCTTGGCCTGTTCAAACGTCATCCAGCGGTAAGGCGTATGCTCTCCGCATTGCAT